AAATAAATCCAACATCATCAGGCGTAACAATTGAATCTCTTAATGGCGCAAGAAATGCAGCTGGTAATTTAACATTATATGGTTCAAATATAAGATTTTTTGGTGGTGGTAGTGCATCTGAAGATATGAGAATTGATCCTTCAGGTAATCTTCTCATTGGCCGTACAGATTCTACAGTAGGTCAAGGTGTTAAACTAGACGTTAACGGTGCAATCAATGCTTCTGCTCTTTTTGTAACTGGTAATCTAGGTATTGGTACAACTTCTCCTGCTGCCAAACTTGATGTTTCAGGAACAGGAATTGTTCAAGCTAGAGTTAGATCATCATCAACAGACGGTTCAAATCTTGCTATATTTTCAACAGATTATGGTAATGGATCTACTCTACAACTTCGTGCGGCTCAAAACTACACATATTTAGTAGGTTATACTCCAACATCTTCTCCATTATACATAACATCAAATTCCCAATACGGAATTATGATGACCATGAATCACACAGGTAATGTTGGTATTGGTACAACAGCGCCTGCATATATGCTTGATGTCACTGGTAGTATAAACGCAGCTTCTCTATTAATCAACGGTACACCTGCATTACCAAATAATAGTGGAACCATATACAACGGACAGTTAACTATTCCAACATTGTTAGCAGGCAGCACGGCAACTGATACTGCGCGTCTAAGATTTCTTGAATCTGGTAACATATCTTATATTCAATCGGGCACTCAAGTCATAGGTTCTGGAAGACCTATACATTTTACAACATATAGTACCGCAACTGCAACAATGGTAGTTGATGTTGCTAATGGTAATGTTCTTATTGGCCGTACAAATTCAACAGTAGGTCTAAACACAAAGCTTGATGTTAACGGCGCAATCAATGCTTCTGCTGTATTGATTAATGGTGCGCCTGCACTTACTGGCGGCATAACATCTAATGTAGTCATCTCTGTTGCTGATAACACCAATGCTGCATTACGTATCACTCAGACTGGTACTGGTGATGCAATCAGAGTAGAAGATAGTTCTAATCCAGATTCTACACCATTTGTAGTTGATGCTTCAGGTAATGTTGGTATCGGCGGCTCTGCCACTACTCAAAAACTTACAGTTTATACAAATACTCAAAGTGTAGATGGTATTGGTCTTATAAATCCTTCTGGCGGCGCAATTGTTTTAATGCCTAATACAGGATCTGGTTCATATAGTCCTCTCGTAGGTACAAATGATCAAGCAATTATCGCATATGGTACCACTGCTGATACAGGCAATTTAGTATTAGGCATATGGTCAAGTACAGCCAAAGGTATTAAAATACAAAACAGTGGCAATGTTCTTATCGGCCGCAGCACATCTACAGTAGGTCAAGGTGTTATACTAGATGTTGCTGGTGCAATCAATGCTTCTGCTCTTTTTGTAACTGGTAATGTTAATTTTGATTCTGTAGCTGCAACAAAGATTGTTGAACCTGCTGCTAACACATTAACATTCCATACAACACAAACCGAACGTATACGCATTAGCAGTACCGGTGAACTTGGTATTGGTACAACAACACCTTTCCCGTTAACAACCACTTTTGTAAGCACTAGAGATCCTCTCATTGCATCTGACGGCAGTTATATTGGTGGTGGCGCATATTGGGATGGTGCAACATGGAGAAGTACGGTTGCTTCTCAGGGTGGATGGGTAATTCGTAACACAAGTGGCCAGTTTGCACTATGGACAGGTTATAATAGCGGAGCAGCTAACACTGTTCCTACAGTATTTGCTGAAAGATTGCGAGTTGACGGTAACGGTAATCTTCTCATCGGCCGTACAGATTCTACAGTAGGTCAAGGTGTTAAACTAGACGTTAACGGCGCAATCAATGCTTCTGCTCTCTTAGTAACTGGTAATGTTAATTTTGATTCTGTGTCAGCAACTAAAATTGTTGAACCTGCCGCTAACACATTAACATTTCATACCACACAAACAGAACGAGTGCGTATTGATCCTACAGGTAATCTTTTAATAGGTCGCACAACATCTACAGTAGGTTTAAACACAAAGCTTGACGTGGCCGGTGCGGTTAACGCTTCAGCAGTATTTGCAAATGGATCTGAACTTTCAACGACAAGTAAAGCAATCGCAATGTCAATTATATTTGGATAAGAGGAAAATATGGCACAACCAAACATAGTGAGTGTAGGAACACTTCGCGGCAATACAGCAGTTTTAAACGTTACAACAGTTTCCACAAACGTTGTAGCAAATCAAGCGGCTAGCAACAAAGTATATAAGATTAACTCTTTGATAGTGGCCAACTATGATATAGCAAATACAGCGGATATCACAGCATCATTATTGAGAGGTGGTGTTGAGAATCGATTTGCCAGCACGATTGCTGTTCCAGCTGATGCTTCTTTAGTTGTCATATCAAAAGATACAACAATATATCTTGAAGAAGGTGATGCAATAAGACTAACTGCTTCTGCTAATAATGACTTATGGGCAGTTTGTTCATACGAAGAGATTAGTTGATGCCTAGCATAAATGATAATGGTGGTTATATTGGTAACCGTGGCGAATATGATTTAGGCGGTATTTGGAAACTTAATTCAACTGACAATAGAATTGTTCGTAATGGTTTAATATTATATCTAGATGCTGGCAATCGTAATAGTTATCCTGGTACAGGCACAACTTGGACTGATTTGAGTGGTAGCGGATATAATTTTACAGTTCAATCTGGATCATGGGTATCTGCGGGAGCAGCATCATATTTTAATTTTAGTGGTTCTTTTTGTTGTGCTAAAAGAGTTGTTGGTGGTGTATTGACTGATGTGCCCGCATCCGCTAACGGAACAGTAATGGTTTTTTCAACTATATTGAATTCTACGGCAAATTTTAGAACAATGATAAGAGGTGCATCGCAAGATCATCAAGTTATAATTAATACAGGAACAAACACATTAGGAATGTATGATAATGGAACTAATGTTTTTATATCAAATGTTTTTGATGTTAGCACTATTTTAAATTACACAACTAAATTTAATTGTCTGTATTGGAAGCTTTCTACAAGTTCACCTTATTATGCTTTTGGGTATAATAATGTTTTTGCTGGAACTAATATAACAAATGCTGCTGCAACTTTTAACAATGGATTTGCTTCTATAGGCGGACTTCACGATGCTAATGCTACAGTTACAAGTTCTGCTAATGCTTCACAATATTGGGGAAATATTGGTGTGTTTTTATACTACAATAGACATTTAACAAATGCAGAAATCACACAAAACTTTAATGCTCTTAGAGGAAGATACATCATCTAATGGGTAAAGGCGGTATTATAGGAAATCCAAACGAACCAACAACATCTTCAGCAAAAGGTGTATGGAATTTGCGCGAACAATACAATGCTAAAAAAGGTAATAATTGGCCTGTTGTTACTAGAACAACTAAAATTATATTTTTAACTACAGCAAATACAAGTCCATGGACAGTGCCTGACGATTGGGATTCATCAAACAATTTTGTTGAAGTAATAGGTGCTGGCGGCGGTGGCGGCGGTGGACAATCTGGTACAGGTAATGGTGGAGGCAACGGTGGTGCTGGCGGTGCATATTCAAGAGCGAACAATATAGTTTTGACTCCAGGCGGAACAGCAAGTTTCTCTGTTGGTGTTAGAGGTGCAGGAGGTGCTATTGCTACAGCAGGATCTAGAGGTGGTAATACCTGGTTTGATGGTACATCTATATCATCTGCATCTGTGAGTGCTGCTGGAGGAGCTGGTGGAACATTAGGTAGTGCAGGTACAACTGCTCCAGCAGGAGGCGCTGCTGCTACTGGCATAGGATCTATCAAATTTTCTGGCGGCAATGGCGGAGCAAAAGCAACAAATCTTGCTGCTGCAAGTGGTGGTGGTGGCGGTGCAGGGCCGAGAGGTAACGGTGGTGCAGGTGCTGGAGGCACTACTGGAGGCACAGCAGGCTCAGGTGGTGGTAATGGTGGCGGCACTGCTGGTTCTACTGGTGGTAATGGCGGTAACAATTTTTCAGGATCAGGTGGTGGTGTATTTCCTGGTGGTTCTGGATCAAACGGAGGCGGAGGTGCTGGCGGTAACTCAACTACATTAACGCCAGGATCTGGCGGTAACGGTACTGAATGGACAACAGCAGGTTCAGGCGGTGGTGGAGGCGGCGCAGGTTCTGCTACTGCAACAGCAGTAGGTGCGGTTGGCGGACTTTATGGAGCTGGCGGTGGTGGCGGATCAGGCACATCTTCTTCTCAAAGCGCAGGCGGCAACGGCGCTAATGGTATTATAGTAATAACATATTCTGTTTATGCCTAATTTAGGAAAATAAAATGACACTATACTCATATCAAGGACAGTATCCACAGTTTTTACCACATAGAATAAGACTTTCTGATGGTAGAACAAGAACGGATGTATCATCATTCACACAAGAAGAGATTGCTGATGCAGGATACATTGCTGTTCCTGAAAGACCTATGCCTAACTCAGTTCAAGTATTGGAATGGGATTCAGCTAACGTAAACTGGTTAATCAGAGACAAGACATTAGAAGAACTACAGGCCGAAACACAGTCTGTGTGGTCATCTATTCGTGTAGAGAGAGATAGTAGAATACGTGATATCATGTGGCGATATGAAAGATATTCTAGACATGAAAGATTGGGCATAGAACAGATTGATACTATAGCGGCATTAGACAACTACGTTCAAGCACTAGCCAACATACCTCAAACACAGGATGATCCGTACAATATTGTCTGGCCTGTGTTGTCCGAATAACATAAATACTCTATAAAGAGGTAAAAATGGCCATACCAGCAAGCAGAGAACAACACAAAGATTGGTGCCTAAGACAATTAGGACATCCAGTTATTCAGATTAACGTTGATGATGATCAGGTTGATGACTGTGTAGATATGTCTTTACAATACTTTCAAGATTTCCATTTTGATGGTGTTGAGCGTTGGTATCTTAAGCATCAACTTACTGCTGAAAACATTACAAATCAATATATTCCAATCACAGAAAATATTATTGGTGTAAACAGAGTTTTTCCTGTAAGCACAACTAATGCTACAATCAACATGTTTGACTTACGATATCAGTTGCGTCTTCATGAATTATATGATTTTACATCTACATCATATGTTAACTATGTTTTAACAATGCAGCACATTCGTACATTAGATTTGTTATTTTCTGGTGAACAACCAATTCGTTTCAATCGTCATACAGACAAGCTATATCTAGACATGAACTGGGCAATGGTCCAACCAGAAGAATGGTTAGTTATTGAAGGTTTCATAGTAGTTGATCCTGACACATATACAGATGTGTGGAATGATAGAATGCTCAAGCGTTTGACAACTTCTTACATCAAGAGAGTTTGGGGTAACAATATGAAGAAGTTTGGTGGTATGCAATTGCCAGGCGGTATCACTATGAACGGTCAGCAAATCTATGATGAAGCTGTTGCTGAGATTAAAGAAATAGAAGACTTAATTCGTAACACATATGAAGAACCACCTCAGTTTCTTCTTGGATAAGATATGGCAACCTCAAATTACTTCAACAATTTTAATCCAGCGGCAACAAGCGAAAATCTTTTATTAGAGGATCTGATTGTCGAATCTATTCAAATTATGGGTCATGATGTTCAGTATCTTCCTAGAGAAGTGTACGATTCTGCTGACGATGTTTTAGGCGAAAGTGTTAATGCTAAATTTAGTCGCGCATATAGAATGGAAATGTATCTAGCTAACGTTGAAGGTTATGAAGGTGATGGCGACTTCTTCTCTAAGTTTGGTCTAGAAATTCGTGATACATCAAACTTTGTTATTTCTCGTAGAACGTTTGAAAGATATGTTCCAAAAACTGTCGCTATCAGACCTCGTGAAGGCGATCTAGTATATGTTCCCCTGTTAGGTAAAATTTTTGAAATCAAATTCGTTGAAGAAGAACTACTATTCTTCTCACTAGGTAAACGTAATCCTTATATCTACGAAATGCGCTGCGAAGTCTTCCGCTATAGCAACGAAGACTTTGAGACTGGTGATGATGCAATTGATGCAATTGAACATTCTTCTGGATACACAATTCAGCTTACATTTGGCAATGGATCTGGCAATTACATTCTTGACGAAAATGTTTATCAGGGCGCAAATCTCGATTATGCTACAGTAGTGGCCGAAGTTAAACATTGGATTCCAGAAAACAAGACTCTGGAAGTAGTAAATATCAAGGGAGCGTTTAGTAATACTTTACCTGTTATTGGTGTCACATCAAACACTCGTTATACTCTAACAAGCAGTGATGATCTGGCAGACTTAGTTGATTATGATGATAGTGACAATAGAGTTATTCAGAATGAAGCTTCTACGTTTATTGATTTGAGTGAAATTAATCCATTTGGAGTTCCATAATGCTATCAAGTCAATACTTTTATCACCAGCTAACTCGCAAGTATGTTATTCTTTTTGGTAATATGTTCAATACTATTACCGTAATGAGAAAGAATAAAGAAACTGGCAGCGAAATAGAACGCTTTAAAGTGCCTATTGTGTATGCTCCAAAAGAAAAGTACTTTTCACGACTAAGAGCAGATCCTGATTTGAGCAGACCTATTCAAGTTTTGCTTCCACGAATGTCGTTCGAACTTGTCGGCTTTCAGTATGATGCTACCAGAAAGCAAAACTCTTTAATAAGAAATAGTAATGCGAACACATCATCTAAACTTGCATCTCAATACATGGGTGTGCCTTATAATCTCTCTTTCGATCTTCAAATCTATGCTCGTAATGTAGATGATGGTACACATATCGTTGAACAGATTTTGCCCTATTTTGCTCCAGGTTATACGATCACAGCCAATGTTATTCCTGAAATGGATTTTCTTAAAGATATTCCTATCGTTCTGAATAATGTAACAAATACCATTGAGCATGAAGGTAACTTTGATTCTGTTAGATATGTTTCATGGACACTAAACTTTACAATGAAAGCTTACTATTTTGGTCCAGTATCTACACAAGGTATCATTAGAAAAGTTTTTACAAACATCTATCATGATGATAATATTCAAGCTGGTTCTATTGTTCGCGTTAACACAAATAACGGAAATAATGGAACATATAAGATAGACGATACGGTATATCAGGGCGGCAATTATCAGACTGCTACAGCATTTGGTAAAGTTTTTGCTTGGAATGCCAATACAGGTAAACTTACAATTACAGGCGCGCAAGGTACGTTCACAACGAACAGTAAGATTGTAGCGGTATCTACAAATGCTTCTTACAATCTTTCGTCTTTTGAAGCAGGACCACTCAAATTGGTTGAGATTAAGATTGAACCTAATCCTATTGATGCTGAACCTGAAGAAGATTATGGATATACGACAACTATTACAGAATGGCCAAACACAGTATGAGTAAGACATATGATGCGTTAAGTGAAGCTCTTGGTATTGAAAATGCGGTAGAGATTATACCACCAAAGAAAGAACAGGAAGTTATAGTCAATACGCCGCATGAAGATGATGATATCAAGGCAGACTATAATCTATCTCGTAGAACTTTCCGTGATCTAATCAATAAAGGCAATGCTGCTATGGAAAATTTGACTGACTTGGCTAAAGAATCGGAAAGCCCTCGCGCGTATGAGGTTCTTGCTACAATGATGAGAACCATAGCTGATACTACAAAAGATTTATATGACCTTCAGAAGAAGACAAAAGATTTAAAAGGTGAAAACAAGAAAGATCAGCCAAATGTTACTGTAGAAAAAGCAGTCTTTGTTGGCACCACAGCGGATTTACTGAGACAGGTAAAGGAAAAGAAAGATGAAAACCTTTAGAGAGTTTTTAGAAGAACAAGCAGAACATCCTGGCGGAGTAGAAGCTACTGCTGGTGTTGGATTTGGATTGGGTAAAGAACAACAAAAATATAGATTTAAAGTTTCTGATTTAATAAAACACGCTAAAGATAAAAAAACTAAAGCATTAAAAGTTGATTCACTAGCAAAAAGAACTCTTGGAAATCGTGAAGGTGAATCAAAAGAAAGTGAAACAAAAAGAGTTCAAAATGCCAGTTTAGAACATCCTATTATTACGACTCGTCATCCTGTTCACGGACATGTTGTTTTAGATGGAACTCACAGACTGCAAAAAGCAAGAGATGCAGGACATGAAACTATTCAAGCAAGAAATATTCCATGGCGTGAAATGAAAAAATATAGAATAAAAGAATGAAAAGATTTCGTCAGTTTATTAGAGAGCAAAAAGAAAGTGTAGCGCCTCAAGGAGTGATCTTTAAAAGCGATAAGATTGCTTTTGTTGGTGAAGAACACGGTACTCCAATAAAGTTAAGTCCTGATATTATACAAAAAGTCCAAGATATTGGCAATAAGTATGGATATTGGTATGAAGGTAGTGGTGGCGGTGCAGACAATAACAAGAAAATTTTTGGTAGTAGAAGCAACTACGAAGGTTCTTGGGATGATGAATTTAGAAAAGATATTGATGGTTATCCTATAGAGTTCATTTATACACTATTTTCTAATCCAGAAGTTAATGGACAAAAAGAAAATCTGATTGATCCAAAACTTTCCATATTTGACAGCATTCTAAAGAATCAAAAGAAGTTCTCTTTCTTTAAAGATAGAGAATATGGTTCAGCAGAGTTAAAAGAATTTTTAACTAAATCAAGCGAAACAAACACAAACTTTGTGGAACTAAGCAGACAACCAGCAACAAAAGAAAATGCGACATCTTTCATTAACAAAGGCGATAAGCTAATGTGGCCTAAAAATTGGGAAAAATATCCAAACAATGCTGGAAAACTTGCAAAGAAAGCGAATGATATGAGAGATAAGTATCTTCTAAGTAGAACAGAAGGCGTATATTTTGCTGGTTCAGGACACTTAACAAACCTTATTGTTCTTGATGGTTCTTTGAAGATGATTGGTGGAGAAGAGATTGAGTAAAGGATACAATAACAATCCAAACTTACCAAAAGATGATTACAAACACG